GATCTCTTCGCATACGGAGCGTTAGTAGCCCCATCTCAATATGACAATACTTTGGATTGATTTTGAAACACGCTCACGGTGCGATTTGCGTAGCCGTGGAGTGTACAACTACGCCCAAGACCCTAGTACGCAGGTGCTATGTATGTCTTATGCGTTTGATGACGCTGAAGTGGTCACTTGGACACCCGAGCAGCCATTCCCTGTTGAAGTAGCTAACTTTACAGGCCAAGTCAGGGCGCACAACGCTGCGTTTGAGCGCCTGATCTGGTGGTACGTCCTGTCAGCGGACAAAGGTATCCCTGAACTAAAGCTAGAACAGTTCTATTGTACAGCTGCTCAAGCCCGTGCCAACTGCGCTCCTGGCAGCCTAGAGGACGTAGGACGGTTCGCCAGCGCCAATATGCGTAAGGATCACCGTGGCAACCAGTTGATACGCCTGCTATCCATACCTAAGACGGACGGCACTTTTAATGACGACCCCACCCTGATGGCTGAGATGATCGCCTACTGTGAGCAAGACGTCCGTGCCATGAGAGCGATTAGCCAAGCCCTGCGTGATTTATCTGACATTGAACTGATGGATTACCATGTCAATGAGCGTATCAATGACCGTGGGGTGCTGTTAGATAAGCCCTTGGCTGAGTCTGCCATCCGCTACGCTAGCGATGAGTTAGAAGAAATACAGAATTTAGTAGCTGAGGTGACTGAGGGTGAGATCACCTCGGTGCGTAGCCCTAGGATGAAAGAATGGGTCTTAGCCCGTGTTGGCGATGAAGCAAAAAAACTAATGGAAGTCTATAAAGATGGCGAGAAGAAATATTCAATCGACAAGTCAGTTCGAGCTAACCTACTTGTTTTTGCTGAAGAAAACGCCGATGAGATACCGCCGGAAGTTGCTGATGTTATCCAATGTGCGGACGACTTATGGGCGTCTAGTGTTGCGAAATTTAACCGATTAAAGGATTTAGCCGATGAAGAAGATCACCGAGTTCGTGGCGCGTTTGTGTTCGCTGGTGGGTCAGCCACAGGTCGCGCAAGTAGTTACGGCGCCCAAGTCCACAACTTCACCCGAAAGTGCGCTAAGGATCCTGATGCCACTCGACAAGCTATGGTTAGAGGCCACTCAATTGTCCCTGCCTTTGGAAGGCGGGTCACCGACGTACTTAAAGGTATGCTACGACCCGCCCTTATCCCTAGCCGAGGCAGAAGCCTTGTTGTTGCCGACTGGTCAGGCATCGAAGCTAGAGTCAACCCCTGGCTCTCTAACTGCAAAGCGGGTACGGAAAAGCTACATCTCTTTGCGCGTGGGGAAGATGTCTATAAAGTTAACGCAGCAGCAACTTTCCACATCGCCGTATCTGATGTCGATAGCGAACAAAGACAAATTGGCAAAGTCCAAGAGTTAGCCTGTGGCTTTGCAGGCGGTGTGGGCGCGTTTGCGGCGATGGGCAGGGCATACGGCATCTTGCTACCTGAACCCCAAGCCAAGCGCATGGTTGCTGGCTGGCGCATGGCTAACCCGTGGGCTAGCCCATATTGGCAAAATTTAGAAGAAGCGTATACCCGTGCTATACGGAACCCAAAGCATGAGTTTTCAGCAGGTAGGGTTACCTATATGTATGACGGCTTGCATCTTTGGTATGCTCTACCTTCTAGCAGAGTTCTTTGCTACCCGTTTGCCAAGTTAGAAGCGGATGGGGTTACTTACGCTAAGGCAGCGTGGAAACCCGCTGCCGATGCAAAAGAATGGCCTAGAGCAAGATTATGGAAAGGTTTAGCCTGTGAAAATATTACCCAAGCGGTTGCCAATGATTTACTTAGACATTCTCTACGTCAACTGGATGATGTGGTATTACACGTCCATGATGAAATTGTGGTCGAAACAGACAGACCCGAAGAAGTAGAACTAGAGATGAAACGCATTATGTGTACCCCGCCTGATTGGGCGCAGGGTATACCCCTTGGAGTAGAAGTATCCACAATGAAAAGGTATGGCAAATGAGAACACTAATTGTTCCAGTAAGTGGCGGTAAAGATAGCCAAGTAGTCTTATCTTTGGCATTTAAAACAGGGCGCCCTATCGTTTGCGTTCATCAAAATACAGGATTTGACCATCCATTTACATATAAGCAAATGGAAGAAATGGAAGCGTTTTACGGCGTAAAAATAGAACACACGGTCAGCGAGGGTATGATTCCTTTTTTAGATAAATCAGGATATTTTCCTAATAGTTCAGCACGTGGTTGTACTCAACGGTTAAAACAAAAACCTTTTGCAAAGTGGTTGATTGATAAGGGATATAACAAAGACAACGCTGAGATTTGGTTTGGTATGAGAGCCGACGAAAGTCGTGATCGTGCAAGTAAATATGGTGGAATTGGAATTGACGATGATGTTACCCTATGTGATATTGCTATGTTTTATGGCACAACAAAAAAATTACGTGAAGGCATTGGTCAAATTCTAGTAAAACTACCAATTGTGTCTTGGTGTACTGAGGATATTTTTAAGTATATTGCAGAAGAAAAAGCACCACTTAACGGTTTGTATGCTAGAGGTCACTCACGTGTTGGGTGTTATCCTTGTTTGTTGGCTCGCAAATCTGAATGGCAGATGGCTGGCCAAGACCCTACAGGTCGTCATCACATAGAAGAAATGATCAAGTTAGAAGAAAAATGGAAAGTTGAAAAGAATCATCGCAAATTTATTAAAGTACACCGCATTTGGGATGTGCGTGATTTTTTATCCGGCAAAGACGTGCGCGAGCTTGCTAATGAAGAATGTGGTTATTGCAGCATATAAATAAAAAAACCCCCTAGTGATGAGCTAGGGGGCGATCCCTCACGAAAGGAATAAAATGCACTTTTTAGAATATATCACGAACCTAGCACCTGAGGGCGAAACAGCCCTTGTTGTACGTCAAAAACCACAGTTAGACGCTAATGGACTGATGCAAACCCATGCCGATGGCACTATCAAATGCACATGGCCTGCGTTCTTGCCTACCGCTAAGATCAAAAAAGAATGGGCAATTTACGGCAATACAGGGTCATTTATCTTAGATCGGTTCGGTGATGGCAAGGTGTCAGCGTCTGCCGCCAACTGCGAATACGTCCTTGTAATGATGTTAGACGACATCGGCACCAAGTCCAAAGAGCCGCCCCTTGCGCCTACGTGGATCATGGAAACGTCCGAGGGATCGTTCCAATGGGGCTATGCGTTCAAGGAGCAGCCAAGCAAGGGCGACTTCACCGCAGCCATCAAAGCAATCGCTAAGGCAGGTTACACCGATCCGGGGGCGACCAATGCCGTGCGTAACTTCCGCTTGCCTGGATCTATCAATCTCAAGCCAGGGCGCAACAACTTTGCATCCCGCCTTGTAGAGTTCCATCCTGAGCGTGAGTACAACTTAGAAGATATTTGCACCGCCCTTGACGTGGTGCCTGACCCTGCCGACACCGCTACGAACATCGCCATTCGCCTTGCTGATACAGGTAAGGATTCGGTTGTTACGTGGCTCAATGAGCAGGGGCTAATCATGTCACCTGCCAATGGCGAGGGCTGGATGGGTGTGGTCTGCCCTAATAACGAGCAGCATACCGATGGCAATATAGAGGGTAGGTATAAACCCTTAGATCGTAGCTACTGCTGTTTGCATGGTCACTGCGTGGACTTTAGTTCGCAAATGTTCCTTGATTGGGTAGCCGATAACGGTGGCCCTGAAGTAGATCACGGCTTGCGTGATGAGCTGTTAGCTGAGAAGATGTCCTCTGCCCTGTCAAAGTTAACTCCAAATGACGTTTACCGTGACACCGCAGCCGAACTGATTGCCGAGATCGAGCGCAAAGAGCTAGGTCGGATTGAGAAAACGGAGTGGTACAACCGCTTTGCCTACATCCAAGATGATGAGTCGTTCTTTGATATGCAAGACAGACGTGAGATCAGTCGCCAGACGTTTAACGCTCTGTTTCGCCATGTAGCTTGCAAATCCATCCACACAGGGCGCAAGGTCGAGGCATCTATCTGCTTTGATGAGAACAGGCAGTCGATGGGCGCAAAAGCCCTTGTTGGTGTTACCTACGCAGCAGGTGAAGATGTGATTGTTTCCCGTGATGGTGACCTGTTTGGTAACCGCTGGCGCAACGCTCGGCCTGATTTATCTAGCACAAAAACAAGTGACATCTCCATGTGGATGGATCATTGCCAAGCCCTTGTGCCTGAGCTAGATGAACTAAACCATATCTTTGATGTCATGGCTTTTAAGGTGCAACATCCTGAGATCAAGGTAAACCATGCGGTATTACACGCAGGAGATGAAGGCAGCGGTAAGGATACGTTTTGGGCGCCGTTTATATGGGCTGTCTGCGGTGATCATTTAAAGAACCGCGGCATCATGGATAACAATTCTGTTAATAGCCAATGGGGTTACCAGCTCGAGTCCGAGATTCTAATTATTAACGAGCTGAAAGAACCGGATGCCGCTACCCGCCGCCAATTGGCTAACCAATTAAAGCCGATCATTGCGGCCCCGCCTGAGATGTTGCCAATCAACCGAAAAGGGTTGCACCCGTACATGATGGCAAACCGTTTGTTTGTCCTAGCATTTAGTAACGACCCCGTACCTATCAGCCTTGCTAGCCAGGATCGCCGTTGGTTCTGTATATGGTCAACTGCGCCTCGGATGGACTCAAACCAAGCTAAACGCATTTGGGATTGGTACCGTGCGGGAGGCTTTTATGCGATTGCCACATGGCTCCAGGCAAGGGACGTAACTGCTTTTAACCCTAGTGCGCCGCCAATGTGGACGGAATTTAAAGCAAATTTAGTAGAACACGGCATGAGTATGGCCGAGTCGTATTTGGTGGATATGCTTAAAAATAGAACGAGCGAATTTGCTCGTGGTGTGATCGGTTCACCGTTCCATAGCCTATGTGATCGCTTGGCGGGCAGTGCGCCAAGTGGAGTCAAAATCCCACAGGCTGCGCTACTTCATGCGCTCAAGGAAGGCGGTTGGGTAGACTGTGGACGTTTAATGTCTAGGGAGTACACAAGCAAAAAGCACGTCTTTGCTTGTCCTGAGATGGCAGATTTGCCTAAGTCTGAACTGCGTAGGCTAGTGGAGGAGAACCCACCACCTAAGATGGTGCTAGTCAAGTAAAAGAAAAGCCCCGATTAAGGGGCTTTTTTATTAGAGGTCTAGAAGGATTATCAATATGGTTGCAATGACCAATGCCCCAACTGCGATTAACATGGCTCGCCCCTCTGCGCTTGCCAATCGGCTAGATCGTCTGCAGCTTGATACATCTCGTCCGATACCTGCTCAACGTGGGCGGGTTGGCCTGTGATGTGCTGATACATTAGTGCGTGTTTGAGGGCTACGCTTGGACTTTCGTGTGCGCTGATGAGCGTGTTATGTACGCTAAATACATGATAGGTGTTCATTTTTATCCTTTTTAAATGTGGGCTACTGATATGCCATGTGCGGCGCAAAACTTAATAAAATCGGCATCGCCCTGTGCGGCTGCTTTAATTGCTGCATTTAAGTAATCAACATCGCGGGCAGGTACGGCATTAATTAAGTGATAACGCGCGATTGCGCGAGGTACGGGACGCGAATTTATGTAATATTGAACCATTCTGTAACCCCTTAAAAGTTAAATGCGATAAATGCGCCCAAGATTGCACCAAAGATGCAAGCCCCAAAAATGTCCCAATTCGTTGGTTGTTTGTCCATTTGTAGCCCCTTAAAAGTTTTCAAAAATGATTTCTTTGCCATCTTCAACAAAGGCAAACCAAGAACCATACATCCCAATAAATTCGCTAATTGTTTCCTGCTTTTGTTCTTCCGTCATATCACTAGTGATTGCGACATCAGTAAAAGCGTCTTTAAACTCTCTCAATGAACATTGAGTAAAGTCGCAACAAATAGCAATTGGGTCAAATTCCATTTCAGATGCAATACAAGCCTCACATTCTTCAAGGTGATCAAATAACGCATTTTGGCCTTCATAACTGAAGTTATCGGGACGAATTTGGTTCATCTGAAAGCGGAACATATCTTTTGTGAGCGTCTGTTTCATGTGTATTTTCCTTTAGATTATTGGATTAAAACGGCGGTGTGTTGCCGTTATTTAAGAATGTAAAGAATTGTTTTACATTTGTCAACACATTTGTGAAAAAAAGATACAAATAGTTTTTTGGGGGTTTGTTAGTCGTTGGTAGTCATTTTGTAGTTATGAAAACCAGGTGAGATGACTTACGCTGAGAGCCCCATAAAACCTAGAAAAATTGGCTTTGTAAGTCATGTAGTCATTTAAAGTTGATATATGGCTTGAGGTTGTATATTTGTATAGATCTCCGGCGCCAATGTTATAAGTCAGCGACTTAAATTTGTCGGCTACATGACTACATGACTTACAAAATATCCTGCCTTTGTGCCATCGCCGACAGTTCAAACCAAAACCAAATTGCCATTTGTAAGTCATGTTAGCCACTAGTTTTTAGGTGACTGACATGACTGACAAAGCACCGCGCCCCATGGTTGTTAGGCACCAACTAAAAACAAATGACTACATGACTACCGTGACTACCTCCTGGAAGTGGCTCACAAAATGAGCTACCGACATAAGCCACTAGCTCACGCCATGAGCTACTAGGTAAAAACCCTTAGTCTGAAAGCATGGGGGGGGGGTAGGGCCGGGGCGCCCGGCCATGTGTCAGGGTAGGGGTTGCGAACAATTTTTTATTTTTTGCAAAATATTTGATACACTCCCTTCCATGTTCACTAGCTTTCCATACGAACCTCGCAAGCTCCAGGCTACCGAAGCGCGGCTTGAAGCCATATACGAAGCAGCCAAAATTGGTCTGAAGGGGGACTCGCTTGCCTTAGCCGCGGGAATGACCGCCACCGAGTACAGGCAATTAGTCCTGTTTGATGACATCGCCGAATACGCAGAACGCAAGGGGAGAGCAGATGGAGAACGTGCGCTATCTCAAGTCTTACACGCAGCCGCCGCTGAAGGTGACGCCAAAGCCGCCCTTGAAATCCTTAAACACCAGCACGGATGGGTTGCCAAGCAACAGGTTTCAATCGATGTTGAACAACGAATATCTATCACGGCAGCGCTTGAACAAGCGGAATCAAGAGTTATCAACGGCTTGGAACACCAGCCAGCGCAAGACGTAGAGTTTAAAGAAATCAAACAAAAAGCGAAAAAAGCAGCTTAAATGCAAACAACCATATACAGCGCGCAAGATGAACAAGAACTCATGTCGCGGCTTTGGTCACCCAGCCTTAAGGACAACCCGCTGGCGTTTGTGATGTTTTGCTACCCTTGGGGCGAGAAGGGGACGCCGCTTGAACAGTTCACAGGGCCAAGGAAATGGCAACGCCAGATCCTGACCGACATCGCTGACCACATCAAACAGAACAACGGCAAGGTTGACTTTAGCGTACTACGGGAAGCAGTAGCGTCAGGCCGCGGTATTGGCAAGTCGGCCTTGGTTAGCTGGCTAGAGCATTGGATGCTGTCCACCCGGATTGGGTCTAGCATCATTGTGTCGGCTAACAGCGAAACGCAGCTACGGTCGGTGACTTGGGCTGAGATCACTAAGTGGCTCAGTATGTCAGTCAACAGCCATTGGTTTGAAGTATCAGCCACACGGGTGATGCCAGCCAAATGGCTGACCGAACTGGTCGAGCGCGACCTCAAAAAAGGCACCCGCTACTGGGGTGTAGAAGGACGGCTTTGGTCGGCTGAGAACCCCGACGCGTTCGCCGGAGTACACAACTACGATGGGGTAATGGTCATCTTTGATGAGGCTAGCGGTATTGACGACTCCATTTGGGCGGTGACATCAGGCTTCTTTACAGAGAATACGCCGAATCGCTTTTGGTTTGCGTTCAGTAACCCACGGCGCAACTCGGGGTACTTCTATGAGGCGTTTCATTCTAAGCGAGAGTTTTGGCAGACCCGCAACATTGACTCACGGCAGGTAGAGGGTACGGACAAGTCGGTCTACAACCAGATCATTGACGAGTACGGGGCTGACTCTAGCCAGGCGTATGTCGAGGTCTACGGTATGTTCCCTAACGCATCGGACGATCAGTTCATCTCTAGCGTGGTGGTGGACGAGGCCATGCAACGCGAGAAGTACAAGGACGACTCCGCGCCCATCATCATTGGGGTTGACCCTGCCCGGTTTGGGGCAGACGCAACCGTTATTGCAGTGCGTCAAGGACGGGACATCATCGCCATCCATCGGCACAAGGGTGACGACACGATGGAAACAGTAGGCCGCATCATCGAGGCCATCGACGACTATAAACCGGCATTGGTTAACATTGACGAGGGTGGCCTTGGGGCTGGGGTGGTGGATAGACTCAAAGAGCAGCGCTACAAGGTCAAGGGTGTCAACTTTGCAAACAAGGCAAAGAACCCCATGATGTACGGCAACAAACGGGCTGAGATGTGGGGCGACATGAGGGACTGGCTTAAGAACGCAGCCATACCAACCGACCGCTACCTCAAGAGTGACTTCATTAGCCCGCTGATGAAACCCGACAGCAAGGGATCCATTTACTTGGAAAGTAAGAAAGACATGAAGGCGCGGGGCTTGGCATCGCCCGACGCCGCTGATGCTATTGCGTTAACTTTTGCTTTTCCTGTTGCACATCGCGAATATACAGGTACAATTCGCAAACCA